TCCTATCGAGACTTTTACATTAATTGATGGTAAAATATATGAATTAACATTAGGTGTTGCACGTCATTTGAATAAAAATGTATGGTATCCACAATACGAACATATTAGTATCAATGGTGAAAAAGAAAAAATAAGTGGTGGATATTCAGCCTCATTATTTGGTAATTCAGGACCTGGTATGCGCGTAGCTAAGAAGATACGTCGTTGTAGTTTCCAGAGTTTAGAATTTATTCAAGATGAAGATTTAACACCCGTAGGACCAGCAGTTATTATGGTAGAAACAACGCTGTAAGGGTAAGGAACTAAGATGCCTATATTGGCTATTCCATTTCCAACATTTCAACCGAGTATGCGTATTATTACGGCAATCACGCAAGCAAACCCGGCAGTAATCACGACCTCGTTTGCACATCAATACATCACTGGTACTATTGTTCGCATTGATGTGCCTATTGGATTTGGTATGACACAAATAAATCAACAATTTGGCCCTATAGTCGTACTTAGTTCCGTCTCTTTTTCAATTGCTATAAACACGATATTTTATACTGCCTTCACCGTTCCCGGTAGCTCTGCACAACAAGCACAAGCTGTACCTATTGCTGAAGTAGCTAGTATATTAACCGCGGCGGTACAAAACGTATTGCCATATCCGTAAAGGAGATATTGTATGCCGCCTATTAATCCACCCACGACAACATTAAGTGCAATACAAACGAAGGTACGAAGATTAACCAGAAGTCCTTCACCAGCACAATTAACTGATGATGATTTAAATAATTATATTAATACATTTGTTGTCTATGATTTTCCTGAATCAATTAGAACATTCAATTTACGACAACAATTCACCTTTTATACTAATCCTGGCCAAGATGTATATCCAACCGATATAGCATCTTTTGGTGCGGCAAGTAATGCAGCCAAAAATCCCTTATATGATTTTCAGAATTTATATATTAGTGTGCATCCACCCGTATATGTAGCCGGATATAATACGTTCTATACGCAATCACGAGAACAATTTTTTGGTATATATCCTATTATTAATAGCATTTCAGGCAATTCAGGTGGATTTCCCTTGCAAGGAGATGGTGTTACGACCACCTTTAGTGGATTTGTTAATGTTAATATGGCTATTGTAGGCCCTAATGTCATACAAAATACGACTATTTTGCAAAACGAAGTCTTATTTAGTTCCGTTGATATCAATAACAATGGACTTGGCATGATTGATCAACCAATTTTAGATTCTTTAACGGGAAATCCTACTAATTTTGGTATTTTATATCCTCAAAATAATCCTCCATCTCCATTGCCGTTTTATATTTTATGCACACCTCCTTATAATGACCCTATTGTTAATCCTCCATTTTTGCCGTATGTAAATAATTTTATTAATTATAGAACAGGTCAATTCACGGTGACATTCCCGTTTGCTCCTCGGATAGGACAACCAATAAATACGCAAGTAGTTCCTACGGTCGTATCGATTCCTCAAGGCGTGCTCTATTATCAAAATCAATTTGTTGTTCGACCAGTTCCTGATCAACCGTATAGAATAAATTTTGAAGTATATAAAATGCCAGTTCCTCTATTGTCAACGAATGCAGTTCCTGAATTGAATGAGTATTGGCAATATATTGCCTATGGAGCTTCTAAAAAGATTTTTGAAGATAGAATGGATACCGACAGTGTTGCAATGATATTGCCAGAATTTAATAAACAAGAACGTTTAGTATTACGCAGAACTATCGTTCAATATACTAATGAACGTGTTGCCACTATTTATACCGAAAATCTTCATGGCCCTGGTAATAATGGCTGGGGTTCTGGTGGTGGTTTATTTTAAAATCAGGAGAGTACTATGCCGTTTTTGCCCAATATTCCACAAGCAACTGATCAATTATCTATTTCTCAGGGAAATCTATTAAATGATTTTACTATTTTAGGTTCTATTGCCGGTAATGCTAATGCATCTTCAGCGAGTATTAATAATAATTCTGGATTTAATTGGGTATATCTACCACCCCAAGGATCTACTCCTCCAGCAGGATCTTCATTTACTGCAGGAAATATAGGTATTTATTCAGCCAATAATGCAATAAGTACGCAAAATGAACTATATGTAAGCAAACAAAATCAAGTTACAACAGTTCAAATACCTATAACCGCTTCTATTTTAAGTCAAAATTCAGCACCGGCTCTTTTAACTGCTGGATGGACCTATTTGCCTTCAGGAATTCTTCTTAAATGGTCTGCCAATATCACAGCCAATGGACAAACAAATATATCCTTTCCTGGTGGAGCACCGGTATTTACTACCTGTATGACGGTCTTAGTTCAAATCGCAGATGGTGGTGCGGGAGATGTGAATAAAGCTATACGATTAACGGGAGTTGGAGCGGCTTCATTTGATGTATATGGATCTTTTAGAACAACAACTGGTGCAGCTGCAGTTACCTTTACCTATTTAGCTATAGGGTATTAATATGCCAATGGATCGTTTTCTTATTGCTCCTTTTGATACAGGATTACAGACCGATTTGCGGGCATGGCTCATTATGGACGAAGCATTCGCTATATTACAGAATGCCTATGTCTTTCGTGGTCGTGTAAGAAAACGATTTGGTTCTCTTTTTATGGGAACGCCTCCTAACCAGTTTAATTCACGACTGCGTGTCAGTTTAGCTGCAGGTGGTGCTGGTATAGGTATTACGGATGTTACCGGAGCAGGAGCGGGTAATATAATAACAATTACGGGTGATGCAACATTACCTTTAGCTGTTGGAGAAATGTTTTCTATTGGTTCACAAATATATACGGTCGTAAGTGCTGTTGCTGGACCACAAGCTATGTTGGCTACCCAAGGATCGGCAACTTTTAATATAACCAATGGTGATTTTACCTTTACGGGAGCACCTGCATTAACTGCCATCTTTTTTTATCCTGGGTTACCGGTGATGGGTATAACTCAATATGAATCAGGTGCGGTAAATAATCATCCTTCCTATGCGTTCGATACTAATTTTGCATATTTGTTTTCAGGTGGTTCTTGGAATCGTTCGGGTGCTGCTATATGGCATGGAACTAATACTAATTTTTTCTGGACTACTAATTGGCAAGGTTCGGCAACAGCGGCAAATAGTGGTACACCTGTGATGTTTGTAACGAACTTTAATGCGACAATTGGTGTTCCTGGTGCAACTGATGATCCTATTTGGTATACGCCCGATGGTGCCACCTGGGTAGCTCTTTCAGGGACAGCTGCTTTTTTCTTTTTGCCTAATGGTGGTGCTATACATACGGGACCTTATGTAAAAACTGCTCGTATAATTGTTCCTTTTAAAAATCGATTATTATTATTAAATACGGTGGAAAATGATAACTCTGGTGGTGCTGGTGTTAATACCGCATACACAAATAGAGTAAGATATTCCTTTAATGGATCTCCTTTTGCACGAAATGCATGGTATGAGCCCAATCAAAGTGATTCTTCTGGCGGCGTATTGAATAATAACAATATTGCTGCTGGTGCAGGATTTATTGATGCGACAACTGAAGAACAAATAATATCAGCAGAATTTATTAAAGATCGTCTCATTGTATATTTTGAACGTTCTACGTGGGAATTGGCCTATACCGGTAATGAAATTTTACCTTTTGTATGGCAAAAAATTAATACTGAATTAGGATCGCAATCTACCTTCTCGACCGTACCATTTGATAAAGAAATACTTACCATTGGTAATACCGGTATTCATAGTTGTAATGGAGCAAATGTTGTTCGTATAGATGCTAAAATACCTGATGAAATATTTGAATTTGAATCAAAAAGTAATGGTAATTTAAGAACGGCAGGTATACGAGATTATTTTGCTGAATGTGTCTATTGGACATTCGTTTCTGCTTTAGAAGAACCAACGCAAACATTCCCTAATCAGGTCTTAGTATATAACTATAAAAATAGTTCTTGGTCATTAAATGATGATTGTTTTACTGCCTTTGGCTATTTTGAACAACAAGATGATACGACATGGGCATCTTCAGCGCCAGCTACCTGGTTACAAAGTAGTCAAACATGGAATTCAGGAGTAATTCAAGCTAACCAACGAGTCATTATCGCCGGAACTCCTGAAGGATTTATTGTTCGTATAGCTTCAGATGATAATCCGGGAAGAAATGCTCCTACCATGCAACTGACCAATATTGTCTATAACGGTGATGGAACATTAAATCTAACTATTATAAATCATAACTTTGATATATCAGGTGCTGCATTTGGATTTACTGATTATTTGTTGTTAGAAAATATTGTTGGTGATGCAACGACGATGTCAACGCTTAATGGAGCTATATTTCCGGTATTTAGGATTATTGATGCTAATACGATAACGATTGATACTCGGTTGTTATTTGATCTTAATGGAACTCTTGCCTTACTGGCTGGGACCTATAATGGTGCTGGAACAGTAGCGCGTGTATCAAATATTCAAATGCTTTCTAAGCAATATAATCCGTACACCAAAGAAGGCCGTAATGTATACGTAGCTCGTATAGATTTTGGTGTCCAAAAAACAGTTAATGGACAAATTACCGTTGATTATTATCCTTCTTCAACTCAAGTTTCAATGATTGCAGCTGGTACTGCTTCAACTTCCATCATGGGAAATAATATTTTAGAAACGTATCCATATAGCGCAACGTTATATCCATTAGAATCATTTCAAGAAAGATTATGGCACCCGATTTATTTCCAGTCCGATGGAGAATGTATTCAACTAGCAATGTACTTAAACGTTACTCAAATGATGACATCTAAAATTGCTTTGAGTGATTTTGAACTCGAAGGAATGGTACTTCACACCAGTAAAACAAGCGTGAGATTACAATAATGGCAGATGCAAGACAATATGGAGCTTTTGTTCCAACAACTTTTATTTTTGATGTACAACAAATTCAATCAGTTGATGTAAATAGTCCTGAGTTTAAAGAACTTTTAGTACGTCTGTATCAAAATATAAATATTATGGCCAATGTGCTTAATATAAAAGATAGTGGTTTTTATAATACCCAAGAATTTGTTAATGGGCAGATCTTTTTTCCCAATCCTGCATTTTCTTCAGCAACTTCTGCAGTGCCGGTATTTAGACAAGTTTATAGAACTGTTGTCAATTTTGGTGCATTGCCTAACAGCGCAACCAAGAGTGTCCCACATCTTATTACGTGTACTCCAGCAACTACTTTTACTCGTATTTATGCGACTGCCAGCGATACAACAGGTCTTACGTATATTCCTATTCCCTATGCATCAACGTCAACTATTGTAGAACTCAAAGTTGATAGTACTAATGTCAACATTACGACAAATGCCAATCTAAGTAATTACAATATTACCTATGTTGTTCTTGAATATTTACAGCAATAAAAAAGCCTTCAGGGAAATGTAGAAACCTGAAGGCCGGAAAAATGATGCGCTCTTTAACCTTAGTGGAACCCGAGTCCCACTAAGGAAGAAATAAGGAGATTTGGTATAACCAGAATCTCATATGAAATAGTACATAAAATGGTAGATAATTACTATAACTCTAATTAGGCTAATGGTGTATAGATTCACAGGAGATAGTTATGGCTTTTTTAGATAGTTTATTTGGATCACCACAACAAACTCAGCAATTACCTTTGTATTCGCAACAACAGAATCAAGGACAAAATCAATTACTATCTCGAGGATTACAAGGTATTTTAGGCCATCAATTTGATTTTGCTCCTATTGAACAACAAGCACGTACTCAATTTAGTACCCAGACCGTACCTAGTCTTGCCGAACGTTTTACTGCAATGGGAAGTGGAGGTTCTCAACGGTCTTCTGCTTTTCAAGGAGCTTTAGGAAGTGCTGCCAGTGGATTAGAATCTAATTTGGCAGGATTACGTGGGCAATACAATCTTGCACAACTGCCTTTCTTTCAGAATTTAGTTCAAATGGGCATGCGACCACAAAATGAACAAATA